ACCAGGGTTATCCATATTGACTTGCTTTATTCGCTCATTGACTAATTTAACTAGTCTATCGAAATACGGTTTTCTATGCATATAACTCTCTTGTATAGCTGTCTCGCAGTTAATTCGCGTAGCTTCAAGATTGTCATCGCTTTTATGTATCCATTGTATGATGTTTTCTACAATATCGGATCTTAGAGGAGCGTATGTTCTGCCACCTTCTCTTATGAAATTTCTCTTTAGGAAGAAAATGTCTTTCGGATCTTTCTTTTCAAATTCAGTTGAAATCTTATCACCGGGTGTGATGTGCATGCCTAATTCACTCATGTACGGTGCAATGACTTTACCTGTAAAAGGTAATTGATAGTCAGGATCACTCGCCATGATTATGTCGTCGCCATACACACACATGGAAACGTACTCTCTCATCTCAGATAAGTTCGTTTCGATTCCATGATCTTGGTGATATTTCATCCAAACATAGACCATTAACAAGTCGTGCACTAAACAATTAAGTTCAGCTGTAATTGCACAACCGCTACATTGGCCTTGACTTTTCAAAAATAATCGATCTTTTACAATGATGAATGTGTGAACCAAGTTGTACAGTAGTAAACTCCGTACTCTTGCATTCTGTGGTCCATCATCGTACCATTTGTTAATGATGTCTGCTACTTTCATGACCAATTCAGGATGTAAAAATTGGTCCCAATTTGCATAATCAAAATCTTCCCATTGAGCATTCTTGGCACTCAGTTTGTCGTATATTCTGCCCCAATCCTTTGCAGGATCAACGCCTACGCACGACGATATAATGCCAGCTTTCATCTTTTGAGCTGATGTAAATGCTCCAAAGTACTTGCGTATTAATAGGTTATAATGTAAAGGCAAGCAAATAAATGCTCGTGTCTTACCATTCGTAATCTTTTCTAGCGGTCTCGTTTCATCTTTTAGACAAGTATATGCTAAGAAAAGCGGTTGCTTTCCCTGTTGCAATAACTTCTCAGCTTGTTCCAACCCACTCGCTAGATCAGATCTCATCGTGTATGCTTTACCATAACCTTCCGGTAACTCTTTTAATTCGTTGAACCATTCAAATTTTCCACCAACTGTTGTATTTTTGCGCTCCAATACAAATGGATATCCAGGTGATGTTTTCATGTCTATTGCTAGCATGACCTGTGGGATACCATTTACCATCTCGAACGGTGTTAATACTCTTCGAACAATGCCTCTGATATTAAGCATGTTGTCGTACTCGATAGTGAGCTGTTCGGCCGCTTTATCGAGAACCTTCGTATCAATACAACCAATTGGTTTGTCAAATCCTTCTATGGCTCTAAAAATTATAGGTTTACCTCTTAGATCTTCTCTCATTCTCTCGTCATAATCGCTAAGTACTGATGGCTCCTGTGTTCTACTATCGTAATCGTGGATTACACTTTCAATTATTTTGGATACATTCTGTTGTTTTATTTGCTTGTTCTTCGGCAAAGTACCAATATAAGTTAAGCTATTGGTTTGTAAATTTGGTGGGCATCTTTGATCGATGATTAAACTTGTTCCAACAATAGCTGAATCGATATCTGAACAATATCTTTCAACTTTTAGTTCTTTCAATGCTGTTTTTAATTGATCTTGACTAACAGGTTTAAAATAGCCAAAATCATCTAATCCGTCATTGTTTTTACAAGTTTGGATGCCTAAAATTTTGTGTTTTTGTTGGGAACTAACACTAAATAAAACTGATCCTGACATTCCTAAGCGCACTGGACAATTAGTTTCATAACTATCCAAAATACTATACTTCTCATCTCCCATGGTATAAGTAGATTTGAGTAGTGTAGGTTTTGCTATTACGTTGGTGTGAACTATAGGTGTTGGATCTGCGGTGATGACAATGCTCTTTGCATACGTTGCTCGTGCTAAATTTTCTGGAAAATGACGTACAATATCCTTGGCGCCTGGCAAGGACGCGTCACACTTATATATTGCTATATCAGTGTCAGGGATTCTATACATTCTTTCTCTATTGAAAATTTGCTCTACTGTATGTCGAGCGCCGTGAAGATCGTTATACACAATTTTTAATTTAGAACCTTCTTCAATCATGTTGAAAAAGTGATGGTTTGATAATATTGCTGTTCCAGCGATTCTCAAGCCAGTATTAATTTGTTTAGTTGAAATCAACTTACAAATTAAGCCTTTCTTGATAATGACCTCCATGGCAATGTCTGATGCATTCTGACAAAATGTATCTTTAAACATTCTATCTATGTTATCAATGCCTGACGTAGGTATCACTGCTTTCCGTGCTGTTTTCAATTTACGAACATTCATAGTATATTTCGCAGTCGCAGTAGTGTTAGTTTCTTCTTCTTCTTGTGGAATAGTAAGAATCTTACTGGTCGTACTCCATAATACTGCTGATGCTACTGCAAATGAGACGGCAGCTGTTATCAATTGGTACCAATGACTTTTTACAAATGACACAATTCGTGACTTGATGTTATGCCACATTGATTGTAATGAATTGTGCAAAGATTCTAAATATTTATGATTGCTTTCTGTTTTGACAATAAATTGATCAATCGTCATATCGCAAGTATCTGTCATTTCCATATACTTTTGATAATCTGAATTAATCTTTTGATGCCATGCACATGTACAATCATAACCAGTAACTACATTAAATGATCCTTTCGTTTCACTTGTGTAGCCTGGATGGAAGCCGAATAAACATCTAAGTCTAGATGTCGGGACGACTTCAGGGGATTGAACTTGATCACTAACAGTTTGAACAAGATCTTCAACAACTGATTTTACTTGTTGATTGATCTCTTGTTCAGTTAGTAGATCTATTTGTTTAGGGACCGTGAGTTCGCTTGGTCCTGATGCTGCTGTTGTTGTTTGATTTAATATAGGAATATTTCTCATAATTGATGTTAACTTTTCGTCGCTTACAACCCTTAATGAATCTACATGTCGTTCCTTACGGAACCACTCAATGTATCTTTCTACACTAATAGCAATTAATCGTTCTGGTGTGATGTTTCGTTCTAAAATGTTTCTAGATTTAAAATCCATTAGATCTATTCTTACCTTCTTTGGGAACCATTCGTGTTTCTCGCACGTGTTATCTAATGAAAATTTAAAACATAGAGTCATCCTGTTGACTAATGCATCAACACTTACAATTTCTTTTCTATTAGCTAAGCTCATGTCGTTCGATGTAGATATTACCACTTTACTTGTGAAAGGTATTCCTTTATTTTCAATAGCAGCTTGATTAGTACTATATGGAATGCTTGAGATCCAATTAATCATTTTAAGTCCTGAGTTAGTTTCCACAGCTCCTGGACCATCTTGTGCAAAATCGTCAATACTTGTTATGTATTGACCAGTATAATTAGTTTCATATTTGTCACTAAAATTGACAAAATAAAACCAATTATCTTCATATGGTATTTCAAAATCCATACCTAATTTAGCTTCAGATTTCTTGAGAATATTAATAAATGCTTTACTGAAGATTGAGGTGAATGTTGATTTACCAGTGTGAGATTCGCCAACAAAATTTATCCACATGGGAGTAAATCTTGCTGCTGCTGCGTTTGATGATTTTGCTACAAGTTTTCTGATTTTATTTAATTCATTACATGTAGTACTAATAAATGCGATTGTTTGATGAGGAAGTTGTGTCAATTCGTTAGCTAAACGGTATTGAATGTCAGTTAACACTGAATAAGTAAATTCTAATCTTTTGCGTAATGCTGAGTTGGACTGAATTGCAATAAAATTGCTAGGGTCAGTTAAAAAGCGTGCATATGCAAAAACATTAACTTTCTGATTTTCATCAGATTCGATAACATTAGATTCACGTACAAGTGTAACTAAATGAGATTCACTTTCAATACCAAGTAAACTAAAGATGGTTTCATAGAGAACATTATTAAAATTAGTGAACATTTCTTTCATTGCTGAGATTCCATTTTTCATTTTGGCCATGTCTGCAAAAGTATTTGCAACATTTCTTAAGGTGCAGAAATTTTCGATTTTCCTAACATTTCTGCCTAAAATAATAGTTGCAAATATCATAGTTATACTAGACATAGCTGAGGCAATTGCTAATGGTGAAGTTTTGATAGTAGATAATGTAGAAATATCAGTGATTAAAGATGTTGGTACTACTACATTACTCTCTGTTGAGGGTTGTTTCGAGATTAAACTATTCAAATATTGAAATGCTTTATTAAATAAATGCTTTGTAGATTCAAAAATTTCTTGAATGTCGAAATGTTCATTTAAAATTTTAAGAAATGTTAAAATGAGATTACTAATTGTGAAATTTGATGCTAATTGATAAAGCTCTATGACCCATTTAGTGATAACTTGTTGTATAGACAAAGGAGTATTGCGTATGGTTGCAAACTCATACGCTGAATAAGCTCCAGCAGCTATACCTCTCATTAAACTAGTTGGTGCTAATAAACGACGGGTGTGATGACAAGTAAATGGTGACAATGATCTTCCTTCTCTTACACTATTATGATAAATAGAATCATTAAAATAATAGGGTAATTTTGATTGAAGTCTAACATGATAATTTGCTATATCTCCATCTAGAACATGGAAACCAGGTTGAGTAAAATCTGGTTGAATATATTCTTCTTCATAAGTGTCTCTATAGTATAATTCAACTAAATATTTATCGAAGTCATTTTCTATTAAATTTCTAGTACAGTCAAATAATTTGACATATACCATTTCATTTAATAGATCACTGATCTTAGGTAAAAACATTTGTTCGATATTACATTTAGTGAATTTAACTGTTTCGTCAATTTGATTATAACGGTGAGGATAATGAAGACATCTAAAATATTTTCCACATTCTGTTTTAGTTAACAAAAATGGATTTGAATGATATAGCATACTTGTCATGATGATTGGTTCTAGAATTTCCTCTGATTCGCGGCGTTCATAGCCTGATGATGAATCAAATGAAAATTCTGATGAATTTGATGAATTTGATGAACTTGATGATGATGAAGATGATGCAGGATGTGAAACCAAAGTTTCACTTGATGAAGAGCTGCCTGCGTATACCTTCGCCAAGGAAAAGTTTACTAAATTTGAAAAATTCATTGTTGGGTTTTTAAACTGGTTGGAAATTTTTACCACTTTACCATCGTGGTTTTTCAAGCCGGTGTCGAAAAGGTAATGAACTTGTTAACGCACAAATATAAGCGATGTGTTTTCTTAAAAACACAACAAAAACTATATACTGTTGAAACCAATAATAATCGTTCTTTACATTAGTCACTTCTTATTTGAAAATATTATAAAAATTTATAGCGAACAAAGTCATGTTATTAAGCGAATCGCTCGGTACACAATCATTAGAAGATTGTGGGGTAATTTGAGTAGATTCTGAACTATGAACATTGCTCTCATCCGCACTAAGGCCTCCTTTGGAGAGGTACACGGGAATTAAACTATAAATCTAAATAAATTTTCGAGGAAAGTAGAATGAATTTGGCCAAAGCTTGCTTTAAATTACTCCAGCAGCTAACAAAAGATAACTTAAAGTTTGCCAGACGTGAGATCATTCTTTTAAACCTCTTTAGGGGTGATGAGATTCTGTGCTAACGTAAATACTAACATTATTAAAGAGTTGGAACAGTATATCCAACATTTGTGTAATCGAGTCCCAATGGTCGAACATATACAAATCTAAAATCTTCTCCAGCAGCAAAATAGATATCATAAGTTAATGATTCTAAATCATCTGCTAAAGGTCCTTTTATCTTTGCCAAAACATAACCATTGATAAAATTGTCGATTGGTATGATACCGAAAGTCGAAAGAAGCAACATATTATATTTACTATAATATGGAACTTCAAACTCTATAGCGGCATCTTGTTGAGTTTGTGTCAATAAAGTTGCGAAACCTTGAAATTCTGATGGTGTTGTGAGTGTTGTATCATTGGGTTTAAATAATGATAAATAGGTTGCGAAACTTGGAACATGAAGGATGGTTAGTTGAGTTCTATCGATTCTTGATGATTGGGGAACGAATTTATACCGAATAGTACCACTAAATGCTGAATACATAGTTGCGAAATAACTTAAAATAGGATAATTATTATCATTAGTTATTTCGAGATTCGAACGAAGGGGAGTAATTGGTAATGTGGTATAATCGGTTGTTGTTACAGTAGCTTCATTTAAATAATTAAATCTTCTGAGTAAATCAATTAAAGAATAATTTTCACCAAAGTGTTTTCTGGGGATGGAAATACCAGAACCTTTGGCTAAAACAGAAGCTGTATTGACATCATTGTTCTTATTTAAGTCAATACCAATTTGATTCGATGTAGCTACTAAAATTCTTTCTGTTGTGGGTGGTGTGAAAACTTGATCGATAGTTGGACGTGCTGGTACATAAAGTGAAAAGTCGTCAGCAGCTGAAACATAGATGTTAACTTCAACTGATGGAGCGACATTTGATGCGTATGCCAAGGTGTTCTGAACATAACACACCATTGTACCTATACACGAATCGATAAAATCGACATCTTCAACTGTACTACCAGTAATTGTGTATTGTTTCTGGCAGTTTTTCATTGGTGTTGATGAAACATAAGGAATTTTAAATCGTGTTGAAGATGATTGTTGTAAATCAACTATGATGTTTGGAAGGGATGTTGCAGCTTGTGCATAAGTTGGAATTGCACTATCATTTGGAACAAATGCGAATAAAAGTTTACCTGAATGAAAACGTGTGGCAACAACTTCAATATCAAAGTTGATACCACCACTCCAATAAACAAATGCATTGGAAACAGCTGATAAATAAGTCCTTCTAAAATGATTATTTTTAAATGCACTAATTGTTGGATTAATTGGACAAGAAAATAATTGACTATCAGCGGCAGAAGTACCTAAAAATTGAAATTGAGATAATAACATAGGCATTTGAGCAATCTTCATGAGATTCATAGAGTCAATGGATTCTCCAGCCACTTCATCTGCTAAATGATGCAGAGAAAATGGATCTAAAGCCATTCTTTGAGATTGAGATTGCCCTATACTTACTGCTAAATTTTCCACAGCTGAAATTGTCTTTGGAGGTTGAATTGTTCTTGCGGGATAATCAAAGCCAAATAGATCACCAAGTGTATCTACAAGACCTTGACCTGTTCTAAGAGCTTGTCCAACATTACCTGAGATTACATTTCCATAAAGTGTGTGAATTTGTTTTGCTCCTTTTTGAACTGATGAGATAATAGGAGATGCTAATTGTTTTAATTGAGATGTTAATCCTGAAAATTGAGATGAAAAATCATTAATAAACGCTGAAGTTGCTACTAAAGATGGAGAATCAGTTAAACCATCAAGTAAAGGTTTATGATCAAAAATTGGCACATGAACTTGTGCATCTTTAGCGTACACCCAGATTGTAACGGTGATTGATGGCGAAGTACCTTCAGCAACTACTAAGGGATTTAAAATTGAGATTCGAAAAGCACCTAAATTATTGAAATTAGTTGCATCATTAGTAGTCAAAAATGAACGAGGATGAATAAATGGAACACAAAGTTCAACTGCGTCCGATTCCGAAGCCATTATCTTTACATTAGGTAACCCAGATGCATAGAAAATGTCGAAAAATGGACTCAGTGATTCGCTTTCTGTTCGTGATGAAATAGAAAATGGATCAAATGAACACAATAATTGACCTTGATGAAATTGTGTAGCATTGATTTGTACCCGGAAACATGGTGATAGTTTATAAAATGCATACATGCTTAAAGTTCTGAGTACTATTGAATCAATGTTTTCTAAAACTTGAGGAAAATTAACTGCATAAATTTCTGTATCACGTGCTTGAGTTGTATTCCATGACACTTGTGCTAATTGAACTGGTTTCATGAGTTGTTGTTTTGCTAACCATGTATCGTCACCCATTTCTGCTTCTACCTGAGAAGATAGAGACATATTAGATGACTCATAAGCTTGCTGAGATTCTACAACTCTTTGTTCTGAAAAATGAGTATTAATTTCTTGATCATTATCAGGGGCTAAATTAGAAACCATTTCTGGTGGATTTTGGTAAATAGTTTGTGATTGTGATGTTGTTGTTGATTGTGATGTTGTTTGTTTTTCGTTGTTAGTATGAGAAATTTACATAACTTTTAGCGTTAATACTATAGACTAAAAGCT